GTTCCATGTACGGCTGATTATATTTGTACTATCAATGAATCAGACCAATATATGTCCAACTATCGCTCTTATATCACAGGAGTGAAAATTGATGATTTGGGTAACACCAAGAAAGAATTTTGGGAGGTTGCTCCTTCCGAATCTATCATCAAGATCGTTAACAATATCCGAGAATATGCTGTCATGGCTGATCTCGCGAATAAAGGTAAGATTTCTATTGAACCTTATTGTTTGACTATCACCACCAATGTAGAGGAGATCCACGCGGGTCTTTCCTCATACAACTCTATGTCCGTGTTGCGTCGCTGCCACGTCCATGTTGAACTTAAGGTCCGTCCTGAGTTTCTTACAAACAATCTGCTTGATTCTGCAAAGGTCATCCAGAAATTTGGCAACATGAGTTCTTTGAACGACATTTGGTTAGTTACATTGAAGACACCTATCGGCGATGGCGCCGACGGTCAAAACTTCAGTCATTATAACATCACACATAAAAATATCTCTGTAACTGAATACGTTAATTATCTTATTAAGCATGCGCGTAAGCACAATGCTGAACAAGAAATTCTTGTTAATTCTTTTACTGAGCCTTCTGAAATTGTGAATATTTGTGACAAGTGTGACCGGTGTGTAGAAACTTGCACTTGCCCTGCCGTAAAGACGGAGGGTGAGGAATATAAGCCACATTTTGGTGAGAGACTTGCAGGTCATATATCTCGCAAGGCAAAACCGTTTGCGCACACCATGCGCTCGCGTCAATGCCATATCGAGACTACTGTTGAGGATTTCGCCATCAAAACACTATTGCTGGGACTCAAAACTTTTGAAGAGTCCCCCTACTCCAAATGGACTAGTTACGTGCCTACGGCTTGGATAGATAATGACATTGTCAAATCTACAATCCTTGCTTGTGGTGAAGATGTAATTGGACAGGACGTTGCTACTTACAGTAAGCGTCTGTTGTCTATATATTTTCTCGTGGCTACGCCCCTCTGGCGTTATTTCGGCTGGCGCTTCGCGTTGACGTTTCTATTTATTGGATACTTACAATACATGCTGATGATTGCAGGAGTTATTGAGACAAAAAAGGATGCCTATATGGCAAAATTGGTAGAATCCAGGGATACTCTCCCTGAATGTTTCAAGACTATGCGCGATCAGCACGTGAAGACCGCTTGTGGGATTTTTGCTGCTTTAGGCATTATGTATGCTGCAGCTCAAACTTACAAGGCTTTAAAAGCTAATCTGTCTATTCAAGGCAAACTTGCTCCAAAGTCCATTGCTGATATTCGTGCCCGAGACATGGAGGCGGACGTCTGGCTACCAACCCCCGTCAAACCCCTTGACCATAACGGTAGCTTTGTTGATCAAGACAAAGCAGCTAATGCTCTGCGTTCTGCGCAATTTATTGTTGAGATTGGAGATTATTACAGCGAGGCTTTTTGCTATAGCTCAAAAATTTTCATTATTCCAGCGCATATGCTTCCAAAGGAGACGATACCAGCTACATTGAAAGGTGTATGTGGTAATATTAAAACACTGATTAATCCAAAGAAGTGCTATATTTTACCCAACACTGATGCAGCTATGGTTTACGTTCCCAATGGTGTACCTGCCAAGGACATGACTAAACACTTTGAAGATGATTATGTTAGACATCCCGTACTTGCTACTATGCATGGCGTGGACCAAGACATGAAACATTTTTCTGACCAGACTTGGTGGCAATTTACCACTGATGTCCACAACGGAGTTCGCACTTTTCCAGGTGCTTTTTATGAACTTTTGACCCTCAAAACTTACGAGGGTATGTGTATGGCGGCCATTGTTTCTGACTCTATAGAGAAGAAGATCCTTGGTTTCCATATTGGTGGTGTTACTGGAACCAAGAAAGGTTGTGGATTTGCAATTACTGCTCCCCAGCTAATCTCTGGTAAGGCTGAGCTCTTGAAACTCAGTCCGACATTCGTGCCTGCACCACAGGCTAGCGAAATTCCTGATGCGATGTTAGGTACTACTTATGCTCTCAGCTCTGCTGTGCATGAGAAGTGCCCTACTAATTTTATTTCAGGAGACCCTGCTGTCGTAGCATATGGGACTGTGAAAGGTCGTGCTACGTTTCATTCGGATGTCATGCAAACCCCTATCTCAGCAATTGTTGAAGAAGTGACGGGAGTTCCTAACAAATTTGGAGCTCCTAAATTTACTTTACCAGTTGAGCGTGAGGATGGGAAAATCGATCGTCAAAGGTGGCGACCGTGGTATGAATCTTTGGAAGTGTGCTCTAAGCCCTCCATTGGTTTTGACCCTGCTCAGGTGGAGGTAGCGATGGATGATTACGTCGTAGACCTTAAAGAGCAATTTGACGCACATGCTTCATTGCATCGCGTTGAGATGAAACCCTTATCTCACCAGGAAACCATTTCTGGAATTGAAGGTCGTCGGTTTGTAAATGCGATGGTAACTAAGACTTCTATGGGTTATCCCAATGGAGGTCCCAAAAATAACCATCTAATTGAATTACCCCCAACTGACGAACATAGTTGTCCCAAGGAATTTACTCCTGAGATTCAAGCTGAAATTGCGCGTGTGCTGGCTACTGCCGACGCAAACACAATGATGAATATGATTTTCAGTGCTAGTCTGAAGGACGAGCCTACTAAACTTGAGAAAGAGAAGGTGCGTGTTTTTCAAGCAGCACCTCTTGCCCTTCAGTATGCTATCAGGAAATATTTCTTACCTGTAGCTCGGTTTTTATCATTGTACCCTTTGGTATCCGAAACCGCTGTTGGGATTAATGCTCATGGGCCTGAATGGGATGAACTTTCCCGTTTCATGGCTAAGTTTGGCGACGACAGGTGTGTCGCTGGTGATTACTCCAAGTATGATCTACGCATGCCGGCTCAGCTAACTCTCTCGGCTTTTGCCATTATGATTGAGATTGCTCAGTTTTCGCGCAACTATTCTTCTGCTGATATTCAGAGGATGCGAGTGATCGCACACGAAGTGTGTGCTCCTTTGGTTGCGTACAATGGTACTCTTATTCGCTTTTTAGGTACCAATCCCTCCGGTCAGAACATGACCGTATATATCAATAGCATCGTTAACTCGTTGTTGCACCGTATTTGCTTTTTCCAGGTATACCCTGTGGAAGAGATGAAGAAAATCGGTCATGAGTTAGGCCTTGAACGGCCTGCTCGTTTCCGTGATCTTGTGGCGCTAATGACGTATGGCGACGATGCTAAGGGATCCGTTAGAGTTGGATACGATAAATTTAATCACGTGTCCATGGCTAATATTTTGGCAGCAAATGATATGAAATTCACCATGCCAGATAAAGAGTCAGAACCCGTCGAATTCATGTCAAGATATCGCGCAGATTTTCTGAAGCGCAAAGACAGATATGATGAAGATCTGGGAGTTTTTGTAGGAAGCTTAGATGAAGATAGTATTTTCAAATCTCTTCATAGTATCCTCAAATCAAAGACCGTCAATCCGTTGGAGGTCTGCTCTCAGAACGTTGATGGAGCTTTACGCGAGTGGTTTTTCCACGGACGCGAAGTTTTTGATGCGCGACGGGCACAAATGCAGGAAGTAGCCGCTAGGGCTGAACTTCCCTGTCGCACCCTTGATGAAGATTTTGATCATCGGGTGAAGGTATGGAAAGATAAGTACGTACCGCACATGGGTCTAACCCGTAATTCCCTAGCAACGTGGCGTCGTGCCAAAGTTGATGGAAAATCAATATTGGAGCTCATGGACATGGCAACTGCTATGCGAATGAACCCTACTTGTTCTCCTGATTCTCCTAAGCTCGAACTCCTTGATACAATTATCGCCTCGGCCTTAGAAACTGAGTCGACTGTGTCATCTTTTTCAGATCCTTTTTCTGATGTCAGATCTCTGACTGAAGCTGTTTCTGATGAGCAGACACTTGTTGATAGAGCGAAAGCTATTTTAGGACGACCCACATACGAAGAGTATGAAGTCATAGGTCAGCACATTGGTGCTGGTGACTTGTACTACGAACGCGATGGCGTTGCTTTAATTGTAGAAGTTAAGCGCGTCATTGGAAGACCTTCACGCTATGCTCAAGAAGTAGTGGCTCAGGCTCGTAAGTATTCACTGGTAGTGTCTATCTTGCGTCCAGATCTCACAGTGTATGGTATTACATATACTGAGTACGGTTTCAGTCTTGTAGAATGCTATGGTGAACCTTTGTTCCCGGCTTATTTTGCTGACTTTTTAGATTCCGTCCCAGTTTTATATTAGAATATTTGTTATATGTTATATGTTATATGTTATATGTTCGGACCATCATGTCTATAAACTGTTAGGAGGCGCCGTCGCAGTGTCAACTTTACAAAAGTGAAACCAAATAGCGATCTGTATGTATTGGTTACGGCTGAGTCATGTGGTGTCCACACCCACAGACCTCAGAACGCTTGCATACTTTAGGGAAAGCGTAGTGCTTATGATTATTTAATCATGGAGATGTACCCCTCCGAAAAATGTGTTGACAGGCCATTGCACTAAGGTGTGCTTTGGACCCGTGTAAATAAATATACCTTACTAATTTTTATAATTTTAAAGAGTCAGTCGAGAACTCAGATCTTGATATTTATGTACCCCAGTCTGGTGAGATTGGGCAGACCCTTGTAGAGGGAGCTCCTATGAAGCAGGAAGAGATTACAGCCTTCGCCGATCAGGAGCCAGGATATACTACAATTATCGGAGGTGGCAAAGATGCCACCATGGACACCGCTGCTACAGTGGATTCAGATTTAGGAAACTTTCTGTCTCGTCCAGTCCGTCTCAAAGAGATGTCTTGGTCTATGGGAGCGCCGCTGTTTGACAGCTTCAATCCTTGGTCCGAGTTTCTTGCTAATCCCCGAGTTAAAGAGAAGATAGCAAATTTCGAACTTTTACGAATGAACCTTCACGTTAAGTACGTTATTTCTGGAACAGGTTTTCATTATGGTAGGGCTATGGTTTCATACAATCCTTACCTTTATGATGTTGTTACAATTCAGCGAAACTTCTTGGATGTAGATTTGGTGCAGGCTTCACAAAAGCCACACATTTTTCTTAATCCAACCAATAACTCGGGTGGTCAACTAGACCTTCCATTTTTCTTCCATAAGAATTACATGTCCCTCTCTTCTTTAGATGAGAATTTTATGGGTAATGTAACGGTGAAATCCTTTGGCAATTTACAACATGCTAATGGAGGTGACGATCCGGTCACCATAACTGTCTATGCTTGGGCATCAGATGTTGTGCTAACCATGCCAACTAGCCAGACAATGGTCAGTTACACCCCACAATCCGGTAAGATCAATTCCGGAGATGAATATGGAAAGGGCATTGTGTCAAAGCCTGCTAGTGCAATCGCGCACGCTGCAGGGCAGTTGACAAGTGTCCCGATGATAGCTCCTTATGCTCGGGCAACCGAAATGATTGCTAGAGGAGCTGGTGAACTAGCAACTAATTGGGGATATTCACGCCCTCCCGTTGTTTCAGATATTGTGCTTCAAAAGCCTATCCCAACTGGTAACATGGCGAACACTGATGCAGCTGACGCTGTACAGAAATTAACCTTGGATTCCAAACAGGAAATCACTATTGATTCACGTACTACGGGACTAGACGGTTCTGATCAAATGGACATTGTTGGTTTTTGCAAACGAGAGTCATATCTCACGCAATTCACAATGTTGACTACGGATCAGCCCGACAAACTACTTTGGAATTCACGTGTTTCTCCTAATCTTTATAGAGTGGAGAATACAGAGTTTCACCCCACACCCATGGCGATGATGGCCACTGTTTTTGATAAGTGGCAAGGTAGCATTAAATTTCGCTTCCAGATTGTTAAGTCCAATTTCCATAAAGGACGTCTTTTGATACGTTGGGACCCGACATCACACGGTTCTGCTATTGAATACAATACTGTCTACTCCAG